GCGACCAGTTAGCAAAGCGATAAATGCTTTGGTCTGAAGACCCTGGAGGCAAAATAGCTGCAATGTCAAGAGTGAATAGATCAATAATTTGCGGCAGTTCAGTTTTAAAAGTTTCAGCGTTTGGCGGGGTTTGCGTCATACATACACCTGCGTCAAGCTAAACTTTAGTCGAGAATAAATTGGGGTAACCAGCTCAAACGTCCAGCCAGAATCTAAAGCGTAATTTTTGGGTGACTGCGTAAGTGTAATTGCAACGACTGTGCCATTGGCTATATCGACAGAAGTTAAAAGCCCGGTGACTAAATTTGCCCTGTAGTTTGCAGGTCTAGTAAAACCTGTGAGCGTCAAACTGCTTATATTTGTGTATCCCAAGTGCAGCTTTCCGCTCTCAAATGGCCTTGAAAAAGTTTTAGTATTTAAAGGCGGCGTCCATGGAATAGCAGCACCCCTTAGGGAAAGCAAGTAACTCTCAATTGAATTTGCCTCATCATTTGTAAGCAGGGCCGATGTGCAGTCCCACTTCTCAACATCAGCGTTCAAGCCGTCTGTCAATATCTGCGAGTAACCATCACCAAACTGTGCTCTTTGTATTCTTGTGCTGCGCTTTGCCTGAGTGGCAAAGTCCAACTTGATGTCATTGAAAGCCAAGTAAGTCATCAGAGCATTCCCCCACTGCGACGTTCATCGGCCAAAGTACCGATAACAATGCCCCTTACTTGATTGGCGATTTGTTTTTGGGCTGCGGGGGACAAGTTCTCTCCGGTGTTCTCGACGTTGATGTTGATTGTGCCTACCTTAACTCCTCCTCCAGAACTCTCAACTCCTAGCTTGCCGCCAGGGCCACGACGAAGAGGAAGAATGGCTTCTGGCCCTGCCTCGCCCATAATTCCGAAACGACCGGCGCCGCCATCGGCGTAAGCAAACATTGTTGGCTTGTTGACGATGCCGCCTTTGGCATAAGGGATGATTTTGTTTTTGGCGAATGCTCCGCCATCAGCCATGCGCAACCCACCCCTTGAAGCAATATCGCTAAAGATGTCACCACCACCACCACCACTCATGCCAGGCAACAGACCCACTACCTTGTTTAAGATAAACATCACGATCATCTTTTGAATAATCTGCGCGGCCATATCTAGGAAGAAGTTGCCGATATTTTTAAAGAAACTTGCGAGTGCTTCTTGAGTAGTAGCGCTGCCATCAATAACGCTTCTGAATGAATTGGTGAATGCAGTGCCAATATTTGTTGCCGCGTTAGTAATTAAATTGATCGGATTGGTCAGCTCAAACAATTCATCCTTGAGCTTGGAAATATTCGCCCTCAAGCCTTCTGCAAGAGTTGGGTCAATGGTCTGCCTATACTGGTCTAATCCTCTTGCTCTTTGCTCGGGAGTTAGTTCCTTAATGCCAGACAACCGATTGGTTTCTCTTTCAAGCAGTGCTGCATTGTATGCCTCTCTAGAAATTAAACCAAGCTGTCTTTGGCGATCGAGGAATTGAGCCTCAAACGCTTTAGACTGCTTTTCAATCTCCTCTGTTCTTTTTCTGTCAAAGCCTAGGAGAGCTGCTTCTTGTTTCGCTATCAAAGAAATCTTCGATTCTTGCAGTGTCAACAACGCGGACTGCTCTCTTGACAACTTGTTTTGCTGGCGAGAAACGTCGGCACCTTTCGCTGAGGCTTCAGCTATTGCCGCTCTTCGTTTGGCTATTTGGCTAGTCAATCCATCGATAACAGTTTCAACTTTTGCTAGCTCTTTTGCCTGTGACAGGGTGAACACAAGCCTGTCATCACCAATCGCTCTAGCCTTTTCAATCTGCAAGTCAAATTGATCTCTTATACTTCTAGTTCTCGCTTCTGCAAGATTTTTAAAAGTAGTTTCTAGTTCTGCAAATGCTTTATTTGTATCTCTATTTAAAGCAGCAAGACGGCTTTTCTCAGTACCTCCAGTCGGCTTCTCAGGATCATCGGATCCGCTCAATCCGCTTACATCAGGAGTTGGCGGACCAATAAAATCATAGTCGTCGAAAAACGCCTGGTTTTCATTTAATATTTTTGTTTGGAACTGCCTCTGTAGCGGAGTCAAATCAGTTCGCACAAGCTGACGCTTAGCATTCGCCAGCGCGTTTCTCCTTAGCTGTATCTGGTCTCCATCTATCTTTTCCTCCATTGATTTGCCAAATCGACCTAAAGCATCAAAAAGACGTATGAGAGCCCGCAAGGCGTTATCTGCAAAATTTTGAAATTGTGCCCCAAGCCTTGCTAGTTCAGGGGCAACCTTCTCGTTCAGCTCTTCAAGCGATACTTTTAGTCTGTCACCTGCGCCCTCAGGCCCATCTGCGATAATTTGCGCTGTTTCTCCATATTTCTCGAATATGCTTTCCGAGAAAGTCAGGAAGTCTTGCAACGTAACCTTTCCATCTTCCAATGCTTTGTCAAGTTCTGCTGGTGTTTTGCCGATAGAAGACGCGAAAAGCGTAAACGCTCCCGGCAATCTTTCGCCAATTTGTTGCCGCAATTCTTCAGCGCTTACTTTTCCTTTGCTGAACACTTGAGCAGTCGCAGTCAGTGCAGCGTCAACATCATTTAAAGAGCCGCCTGTGGCTCTAACTGCGGCAACGATTCCTCTAAAAGCTTTTTGTGTGTCAGCTACAGTTCCCCCAGCCCCAGATACTGAGGCCTGAAGTCTGGTGAACTGTTTTGTTAATATGCTTTGAGGAATTGCAAAATCTTTTGTCGCCTGCTGAACAATATTTAGAGCCCTGTTATATTCTGACTGGGAAGCTGAAACGCCTCTCAAGGCGATTCTAAGCTTATTAAGCTGTGCTCCGTACTCTGCTATAGAGCCTAAAGCTTTCCTGATACCACCTACCTGCGCTCCAATCGCAGCACCAACGGCAGCTCCAGCGGGTCCGCCAAGCTTGAAACCTATCCCGCCTCCAATTAAACCTTCAGGTCCCCCAAATATCCCACCTGCAGCGATTGCACCAACGCCTTGAGCTACTTGTCTCCCACTAAGCCCCTTTTTCTTTTGCTTGCCTTGCGCTTTTTGCAGCTTTTCTGTGTACTTTTCAATATCGCCTGTTAGCTCTTTGAACTCTTTGCTGTTTAAATCAGCCTCTCTTCTCAGTCCTTTGAGCGCACCAATCTGACCCTCTATAGTGCTAATACTGTTATTACCCTTCTGCCCTAATTGCGTTACCTCATTCCTAAGTTTTTGAATTGTTTGGCTGGTTGGACCTGATATAACCTTTAACTTCGATATTGAGCTGCCAATCTTGTCAATTACAGCCTGAGCGCCTGTGTCCTTGAAGTCAACCTTGATGGAAAGAGTGCTAATTGCCTTTGCCATCAGAGCGCTTCCTCAGTTCGTTAAGAGCTGCTGCCTCCAAAATTTGAAGACGTTCCAGCGTGTCGCGACGATCTTCCACATTGTAGAGGTCAAACAAGCCCCCGGAACACAGCAAAACCTCATATCTCAACCCAACAAAGCCACCCATGGTCACCTGCCACTGGGTCTGCATACGCAAAAACATCATTACTGCTTCCCAGTTCTCTTCCCAAACCTCAAAGTCATTTGACTGTTTTGGCTCTAGTTTTGGTTTTGGGAGTTCTAAGCCAAAAGCCGCTGCATCTTCCCCTGTCTTGTCCTCGACAGGGGTATCACCTGATGCCCAATAAGCAGCGGCTGCTTTTAGTTTCCCGCTTCTGCCTCTGCGTAAGTTGCCGCATAAGTGCTGAGCACGGCTTTAATCCAGTCAGCATCATCAACCTGCTCTGCAAGCACCTCATCGCTAAATGGAACCTCTTCTCCATCCTCGTCGACAATCCCTTCCCATCCAACAAGAACTTTTCTGATCAAACTGATATTGTCAGCCACCTCACTATCCTGAAGCTTTGACATCCCCACTCTTTTAAATACAGCAATAAACTCAGATGTTTCAAACTCTCCTGGCTTGGTGTCACTGGGCTCTTGGACTTTGACAGGCCACTTGAAGGTTTTAACCTTTTTACGAACAAAAGCCATTAGATAAGGGCATAAGCTGGCTCAGCTTACACAAAAAAAGGGAGCCCGCAAAGGCTCCCGCATCCCCCTTGTTCGACCTGGTAGACCCTTAGGTGTAAACCAGATCAAATTCTGCTCCAGCAGCAGAGTCAGGCACGCAAGTAAAGGGAATCTCCAGCATCGCAATGCCATCAGCATCGCCATACGAGACATCACCAATGTCCACTTTCGTAGAGGCGAACTGAACCTTGTTGCCAGCGACAGTGCCGTGAGTGAAGGTCAAGTTGCCAAGTGCGGCATCGTCATCCACAGCAGAAGCAAAATAGTCCTTTGTCCCAAGCAGTACTGCCTCAATACTGACTGAACCAGTAGCAGCACGATCCGTGATCAAGACCTCTTTAGTCCCCCCGACAAGCTCCCTGTAAACAGTTGAGTTGCCAAGATCAAACGAGAAGTTTTGAAGCGCTCCAGAATAGGAAAGCAACTGGAAGCCAGTCACATTGCCATTCTTGAAGACCAATGGGTCATCTTGATTGGCATAGCTAGGTGTCAGCAGGGCGCTGTCGTCAGGAGCGTTGTAAATGCCAGTGAAAGAGAAGTCAAGCGTTGGGATCGAGCCGACCTCTGCACTGATCGATACTGTGCCTCTACAGCCAGTCGCCTTATGGCGAATGCCATCAATCATGTAGTAGATAGTCACTGAAGAGAAAGAACCGCTTACTGGCTCGTAGGTGACACTGGTGCCTGAAGCAATAGTCTCAGAAAGACCACATGCCTTAAGGGCTTTGCCGTACTGCGGAGCAGTACCCGCAGTCCCAGAGCCAGCCATCTCAACGCTGAAAGTACATTCAACTTTGGTGTTAGCCAAAAGCTGTTGAGATGCGCCTAGGTAAGGACGAATCAAGTCGCGGCTGACGACATCACTGCTCTGAGGAGTGATCGTCAGGTCCCTTACCAGAACGGCGTCTGCCCCGTCCGGCGTCGGATCCGACCCGTAGCTCGACTCCGTCTCGATGACGATCAGTCGTTTGCGGAGTAGCAGTGCCATCAGATTGTTCCTGTGATGATGGTTGTGGTGGTTGCGTCCGCTGAATCAGAGTGCGTACGCCAGTTTCAGGATCAAGCAGATAAGTTCCGCCAAGTCCTGTGTGTTCATCCAACATGGTAAGTGCAGAAGGTGGTTAGGTTCAGCGTAGCTCCGGCTGTTTACTGAGTTAAATCACCAACCTGCGAGCGGTAGCGAATGTCGTATTCGCAAAAAATTACACCCGCTGGCTCATCTGCTTCAAGCAACTGAAAACTTGTAGTTGCTGGCTCTACGTCAATCGCATGACCGCCAAGAGTGAGGTCGGCCATGATTTTTGAATGCAAACTTTCAATCGTGTCATCAGCCGCTTGATCAGGGACTGTTGCTCGCTCTATGACGACGATGCGAACCCTGAAAGTCCAATCAAGAGTCGGCAGACTAGTGTTTTGCTCTGGAGTATCGCTAACAGGCTCAATCACGATCGCCGGAGACTCAGCCCGACTCAGGGGCTCTACTCGACTCCTATAGATTCTTGTGCCTACTCCTGAGGTGCCTGAAAGAGCAGTAGCGATAGCAGAGAGGATGTTTTCACGCTTGGTTGTCATATTTAATCCTTCATGAGCATGATGCGCATGATTTTACCGTCGTCTAAAAGCATTGGCTCTCTGACGGTGTAATCAGCACCGTCGACAGTTACCGTATCCCCTCGCGTGACCGCAGAAAAATCAGAAGTTTTGACCACAACTGCGTAATCAGTGGTCAGCACGACTCCGTCAGCAATAATCTCGTTTGGAGATTCGAAGTAGCCAACGCTTGTCGTTGCGCCAAAGATCACTGGCACCGTGAATCCCGGCGTGTCGAAAAAAGCGTCTAAGTCTTCGGTGAAGGAAAGAGTCATACAAAAAGCCCCCGCAAACGCGAGGGCCATGAATCGGGATCAGTTGTACTTCTTGCGTCCCAGAGCGGTAACGCTTACAGCACCTGCACCAGTGCCACCAGCGACAGTGATGACAGCACGCGCATAACGCTTGATCTCATCGGTGTTAACCGTAAGAGTCTCGACGAGCGCAGTGTTGGCAGTCGTAGTGGTGAAAGCAGCACCACTGACATCAGCGAAAGAGCTGTTGTCAGCAGAGTCCTGCACCTTTACGGCATAGGTGATGCCTGATCCACCAGCCTCAGCGTCGAGAATCAGAGTGATGTCACCCTCAAAGTCGAGGAGATCAACGCCAGTCTCATTGCCAGTTGAAGTGACAACGTCATTTGGAGCGAAAGACAGAACTGTCAAAGTTCGTCGAGTGTTTCCAATACTCATTCCTTAGTCCTCTTTTTAGGAGTGGGCTTTTTGGGTGGACAAGAAGGGGCTTCCTCCTCAGCGGGGGCCGTTTCCGCCTTGTGCTCGATGGCTTTGCCGAGACTGACAAGAGTCACAGCATCAGCCTCATCGACTTCCAGGATGGAGCCCGCGTCAGCGGGCTTTCCTGAAATCATCACTGGCCTCAAGATTTCAACTTTCATGAGTCAGAACGATGAAAACTACCTGGATCAGGTGGCGTAGCAGAATGCGCCAGGCTGCTTGACGGCGAAGTCAACATCTTGCAGAGCAATGATGCGGACAGTGCCGGAAGTAGCGCCAGCGAACGGATCAACAGTGAGATCCAAGCCGGACCACATCGCCATGATCAGCTGCGAGAAGTCGCCGAACAGCGCGTCGTTGTTTTCGAGCTGGTTGGAGACGGTTACGGGGTAGCCGTTGATCTCGTCGTTTTCGTAAACGAACTGAGCGGTGCCACTTGCCTTCTCGGTGCTCTTCAGAGCGCCGCGAGCAGCTGCGTTGATGATGTAACGCAGAGCGCCAGCATCAGCGTTAGCAGTAGCAACATCGGTCTCCATTCCGATGTACTCGGCGAAGGTTCCGAATGTGCTTAGAGACTGGGTGCCGATGCCGGTGGTGTTGATGATGCCCAGAGGCTGGTTGGAAGAGCCAGAGCCATTTAGGCCAACGCGATCCAGCTCAAGAGCCAGAACTTGAGCTAGGTCGTCACGGACCATCTGCTCAACGTCAATGCTGGACTGCAGCAGCAGCTTGCGTGAATAGTCGACGAAAGCACCACAAGTCTTGGGTGAAAGGTTCACCTGCTCGATGGTCTGCTGTGACTCGGTAGGTGAGCCTGACTCTCCAACCCAGTAAGCGGTGGCGCTTGCCGACTGCTTGGGGATTGAGATGTTGCCGTTGATTCCGCTCAGCGTGGTCATGCCTGCACCAGCCAGTGCAAGCTTGTTGCGGAGCAGGTCGATGAAGCTGCCAGAAAGCAGAACATCATCTACAAGGTTGCCGCCAGCAGTTGCAGTGCCGACAGTCAAGTCGCGGCGCAGCACCTCGTTGGGAACCACGATGCCGTTGGAAGAACGGTCGTACTTTTTAGCGGCCTCAATGCCAACTTCAATCTCGAACTCAGCTTCACGGCGTGCGCTTGCATCGCCAGGGCTGGCCAGATAGTTGAGGGCACGGAGGAAGCTGAAACGCTTAGTCTCCTGCTTGGAAAGACCGAGGTCGTTAGAGGTGACATCGGTAGAACGGATAGGCTGTTCCACTTGAGAGGTTCCGATTTTTTCGAGGATTGCAGCACGAGCCTCATCAATGGAGTTATCTCCATCGATCAATTCTTGTGCCAGGTCTG